CGGCTCATTTCAGACCCCTTTGCATGAGCTTCACCCAGCACCGAGCGCAATGCCACTTGGTGCGCACCGTGACACCACCAAGCGGATCAGCCTCACGACTGCACACATCACAAACCTTGAGCTTGTGCATCCTGCTCATTTGTTCTTCAACTGTCATTCCCAACTCCTTTTCATTACCCTAAAAAACTTTCCGTCCTTGCGATACTCGATCCACTCTGGTGGCGTGGCATTGTTCATGTTCTGCACCATCTCCTCCATCGTTTTCACATTCAGACCACCAGGCACAATGCTGGCGCTGTTGGCAATACTCAGAAGCTGGCTCATTGCACGCTGGCCTGCATAGCCTTCGTGCATGATCGGCAAATACTCGGTGATTGGCGTATCGCTTAGGCCACCGTAGTAAGTCACGGCCAGCATCTCGATGCCAGAGGCCTTGCTGATGTGCTTGCGCCATGTCCAGCTCGTCACCTCCAGCTCTTGGCCATCCAGACCCATGATGTCGTCATTTCGCAACACCATCGATTTTTTTACTGGCTCAGGAAACTGCTCACCGCATGAAGGGCAAAGCATCACCGAAATGTGCACCAGCTCACCGCAGTGATCGCAGACCTTAACTGGTGCCTCGCCATTGCCATCGCCACCCTTCTTGGGTGGCTGCACATTGGTGATCGGACCATGAGACTCGACCACACCAGCAAAGTCGAGCACCAGGCAATGGTCGGTGTGGCTCTTGACCCTCATGCCACGGCCTGCCATCTGCACATACAAACTTGCGCTCATGGTGGGGCGCAACATCACCACCAGATCGATGTCTGGATAGTCAAAACCTGTGGTCAGCACATTGGCATTGGTGAGCGCACGCACACGGCCTGCCTTGAAGTCAGCCAGTATGCGCTCACGCTCTTTTTTCGGTGTCTCACCAGTCACGCATTCAGCGGTCACACCCTGCTGGCGCAGGACTTCGGCAACGTGCTCGGCATGCTTCACGCCAGCACAAAAGAACAGCCACGCCTTGCGCTCACCGGCCAAGGCCATGACCTCATGCACCACGGCCTGATTCTTGTCGTCCGTGTCCACAGCGGCCTGCAACTCAGACTCAATGAACTCGCCTCCGCGCTTCTTCACGCCACTCACATCCAGCTTGGCCTTGGTAACCTTGGAGCGCAATGTGGCCAAATAACCCTTGAACACCAGCTCCTCGATGCTGACCGGCTCCAGCAGATCGTCAAAGAGCGCAGGCTTGTCGGTGATCAGGCCATGCCCTAATCGGTAAGGCGTGGCGGTCAGGCCGATCACGCGAAGGTGTGGATTGATGGCCTTCAACTCACCAAGCAACTTGCGATAGCCACCCTCATCCTTGTGGTTGACCAAATGGCACTCGTCAATGATCACCAGATCGATGTGGCCAAGCGCACCAGCCTTGGTGCGCACAGACTGGATGCCAGCAAAGGTGATCGGCTCACCCAAGTCCTTGCGGCCAATGCTGGCGCTGTAGATGCCAAGCGGTGCACCAGGCCAATGCTGGCGCATCTTCTCGGCATTCTGCTCGATCAACTCCTTGACATGGGTCAGCATGAGCACCCGAGTCTCTGGCCAGTTCTGCAAGGCATCCTTGCACAGCGCAGCCACAATGTGCGACTTGCCTGATCCGGTCGGCAGCACCAGGCATGGATTGCCGTGGCTGCCAGCCTCAAACCATGCATACAGCTGGTCGATGGTGCGCTGTTGGTAGTCACGAAGCATTTAAAAGTCTCCAGACTGTTGCTGCCACTTTTGGAACTTGTCCGTTGCCAATGGCTTTAAGTCGGTCCACTCTTGCGGCCACCCCATCAGCCACTCGACCCACGTTGGGTTCAGCGGCCCACCAGCCTGTGCCGCTAGGGGGATTTCGTTCCTCTTGTACTCCGAGGGATTTCCACCGTCTTTGTGCATTCTGGCCACTGGTGTTGGCCACAGTCTTGGATTGTTCACTTGGTCCACCAATCTGATCTGGATGGGCTGGCCATTCTTTCGATGATTCTGGCCTTGTTTGAGTAGGCCAGAGGTCCCCCCCCCCCCGTGTCTGGAGTGCGCCACAATCCACGCTCTGTCCCTTTGATGCGGTGCGCCAACATCGACTGCTCCCATAACAGTCCATCGCGTGTCATACCCGAGACTGGAAAGGTCGCCAAGGACTCGTCCGAGTCCTCGATGAATGAGCATTGGGCTGTTTTCCACGAATACGAATCTGGGTCGAACTTCGCTAACCACCCTCGCCATGTGGTACCACATTGAGGACTGCTCTCCGTCGAGTCCTGCGCCTCGGCCTGCGATGGAAATGTCCGTACAGGGAAAGCCTCCCGAAACAACGTCAACAATTCCTCGCCACGGTTGTCCATCAAAGGTTTGAACGTCATCCCAAATCGGGAAAGGCGGGAGAAGTCCGTCATTTTGTCTGGCGACAAGTACGCAAGCTGCGTAGGGTTCCCACTCGACTGCACAGACGGTTCGCCATCCGAGCAAATGTCCCCCAAGTATTCCTCCACCAGCGCCTGCGAATAAAGCCAGCTCATTCAATTCTCCTTGTTCGTTCATCCCACAATCCTTCCACCAAAGTCCTTGCGCATCTCAGCAATCAAAGGATCACCACTGGCGCAGGCATCGGCATTGGCCAGCAACTCCTTGCTACCCCAAACACCTTCCTGCTCAGGATCACCATTGGCCAGATTCACGCCATTGATCTCATACACAGCGGTGAACTCGTTCGGACCATCCTTGCGCTGCCAAGGCACCAGATCAGGGTGCAGAACGTGCGACTCACAACCAGTGCGCTGTGAATCCAAAGGAATCTCAGCATCCCACTTGGCGCAGTGCCAAGTCGAGTCAGGCATTGCTGTGGCCAAAGCGCAGGTGCGGCAGTTCACATGCTTGGTGGTCTTGGACTGGTGGCAGAACTCATGCGCATCGCAGAACTTGCACTGATACCAGCTCGCATCTGAGCTGATCGGCTCAGGCATGCGGTCGCTCAAAGCAATGCGCTGGCCGCGAGCAATGGCCTTGCCTGCCACATCCTTGTCGAACTTCACGCGCTCGGTGTGGATGCGGTCGTCATCCTTGCAGACAGTCAAGTACAGCGCACGATCGATGCCAGTGCCTGCCATGTAGACCTGCATCTGCACAAAGTGCTCAGGCTTGGACTTCTCCACGCCATTCTTCTCCAGATCATCAAATGCTTTTTTGGATGCCGTTTTGAACTCGGCAATGTGCTTTGACTTGGGCGCATCTGGCACACCCTTGTCGATGATCGCATCGATGCTGCCAGACACATGGCTACCAAAGTCGACACGGTGCTGACTCGACACCTTGCGCACATCGATGCCAATAGCACGCAGATCGCTGATGATGTTGGACTCCTCTTGGTGGCCACGCCTAAACAAGCGCAGGATTCGACCAGGGAAACTTGGCTGCACAGCCCAGCGGAAAGACAGCCACAGCCACCGATCACACACATGGCCAAGCGTACTGGCTCCAAGGTGTGGGCGCGGCACTTCGGCAATGGCCTCATGGTGCTTGTCAATCAATGACTGAATGCTATTATCTGGCTCAGGGATTTTCATGTTGTCTCTCCTTTGATGAGTTTGCCCAGACCAGTTCACGCTAGTCTGGGCATTTTTTTACTTACTTCTTAGCCCAAGGTGGTGCGGCCTTGGCAGATGCAGCTGGAGCAGGATTGCTTTGGCCTTGAGGAATGGCCGCAGCTGGCGCTACGCTACCGGACACAGACTTGAAGCCCTTGACCTCATTGCTTGCACCATACTGCGCGTCCTCTTTGACCTCCAGCTTGATGGCGATCTGGCCACCAATCAACTGATCGGTGTCGGTCACTTTGGCCAAGCCAATGGCACGCATGATGTCACCCAGCTGCTGGCGACCAATCTCCTCGGCCTTGGGGTTTGCATTCTTGATGTTCAGATTGCCAAACACCACACGACCTTGGTGGCTTGGGCCAGTGATGTCGTAGCGCAGTTTGATGTACTGGCCGTTGCCTGCCTTGGTTGCCTTCAGCTCAGACTGAGAGATGGTGGCGGTGTACCAGCCAGCAGGCAAAGGCTCAAAGTTGCCATTGCCTTGGGGCAGTTCGTTGACGTTGAATTCTTCGTTTAAAAAAGCCATGATTTACTCCTTGGGGATGATTTTGAAAGATGGGCGGCCAGGCTTGGCCGTGATTGCACCGGCAAGCGGTTTGGTGATGGACTCATCTGCTGCCTTCCAGATGGCCATGTTGATCTCAGGCTTCCAGCGAAACAGCTTGGCCAAGTGATCGGTCAGACCGAACTCAGCGGCAAGCTCTTGCACCTTGTCTCCGTCGACTTTGCGGTCGATGCGGCCAACGATCTTGATCTCGAATCGACCAGGCTCGACGGTCTCTGTGCCTTCAAGGTTTTCGGCAATAGTTGCCAGCTTCTTGATGTGGTCCTCAATATCGCGTCGATCCGCTGTCGCATCTTCTTCCTGCTTCTTGGCAGCCAGCCACATGCTGGCCAGCTCGTTCATGTCATTGGGCAAAGTCTTGGCGGTCATGCTTTGCCTCCGATCTTGGCAATGATTGCACCCAGATCAGGCGCTTCCCAAGCCTCCAACTTTCCAGAGCGATCCTTGGCCAGCCAAAGGCCATCAGAGTCGCACATCAGCGCACGCTGTGTCACGCCTTCGGCATCACGCTCAACACGAAGCGCCAGCACTTCATCAAAGAAGTAAGGCAGGCCTTGTGTCAGGCTCTTGCCAGGCATGCCTGGGTTGTAGAGCATCTTGCCCATCTCATCGGTGGACTTCTCCAGCTTGGCCGACATGTAGACATGCTTGCCTGGCAGATCGCGGAAGGCGCGAATCAGCTCCTGCATGGTGCTGTTCATCTCGCCATAAGCTGCGCGGCCATCCTTTGACTTCTTCATCTCATGGGACAAGACCACCTCAGCGACTTCGCTGATTGAGTCAAGCGCCACCGATTGAAAGCCTGCGGCCTCCTTGCTGTCTCTGGCCCATGTGAAGGCCTCGCGCAAGTCGTCCATCGAGGCAATCTCGATGTAAGGCAGGTCAGCGTCCTGAATGGACAGCAGGCCACCCTCGGCACTGAGAACGATCACATTGGGCAGGGTCTTAACGAGCGTGGTCTTACCAGCACCGGCTTGGCCGTACACCAACAACTTCACTCCATTGGCAGACAAGCTGCCGGTCGATTTCAAATTGATAGCCATTTGGCTCTCCTATTTTTTGCACCTCCGTCTGGGAATCAGTTCGAGGTGTGGCTAGACTTTAACTCAAAATATGGTAAAGTGTCAACACCAAACGCAAATAAATTTTGAAAAGGGGAAAAAAATGCCTGAACTTGAAAAACTCAGAGCAATGCTGGCAGACCGAAATCTGCAAGTTGTTGCCCGTGAAGCTGGAGTCCATCCCAATGCGCTGTACCGCCTAAAAGAAGGAAAGACAGAGCCAAAGTACGAGACTGTGCGCAGGCTGCTTGCTTACTTTGACAGGCAGGCGGTGACGCATGGCTGACCTCTCAAAAGTACTTGGCGGTCCTTGGGCACCACCACCGGAAAAACTTGTTGCACCACCAGAGGCGCAGCTCATCGATGCAATGCGTGCAGCAGGCCTCCAGCCACCAGACGAAATCCTGATGGATGGAAAGATTCACCGATTCAAGTCCGGCACCAAAGGCGCACCTGGCCACGGTGACAAGCCAGGCTGGTATCTGGTTTTCGGTGATGGCATCCCAGCCGGTCGATTCGGATGCTGGCGAGCAGGCATGGAAGTGACATGGCGTGCAGATGTAGGACGAAAACTCACACAGACCGAGGAAATGTCACACGCCAAGCGACTGGCCGAAGCCAAAGCCCTGCGAGACGCAGCCATTGAGCGCCAGCATCAAGTGGCAAGCGACACGGTCGAGAAAATATGGACAGGCGCACAGGCGGCACTTCCAGATCATCCCTACTTGGCCAAGAAGGGTATCCAAACGCATGGTGCAAGGGCAACTGGAGACGGTCGACTGGTGCTTCCACTCTACGACGAAGACGGAACTCTGGCCACCTTGCAGTACATCGACCACGAAGGCGGCAAGCTCTACCACCCAGGCGGTCAGACAGGCGGCAAGTTCTGGATGGTAGGCTCACTAGATGAGCCTGGCACCCTGTTCGTGGCCGAAGGCTTCGCAACGGCAGCCACCATCCATGAAACCACCGACAGGCCAGTCGTGGTGGCCTACAGCGCCAGCAATCTGGTGCCGGTCACTGGCACACTCAGGGAAATGTATGGAGCAACTCAAGATATCGTGATCGTCGCAGACCATGACCAAAGCGGTGTCGGCCAACGCTACGCAGAGCAAGCCAGTGCCAAGTACGGTGCACGCATGGTTATGCCTCCGATACTCGGTGATGCCAACGATTATGCACAAGCAGGCCACGATCTGGCAGGCCTGCTGATGCCACCGACAGACGACTGGCTTATCCCAGCCGATGACTTCTGCGCTCAACCCAGCCCCATCAGCTGGCTGGTCAAGCGATGGATTCAATCCCAAGCCCTCGTGATGGTCCACGGCCCAAGCGGTGGCGGCAAGACATTCGTGGTGCTCGACTGGTGCCTGCGCATGGCCAGCGGAACAGAGGACTGGGCAGGCCATAAAGTGCGCCAAGGCAATGTGGTCTATCTGGCAGGCGAAGGCCACCACGGTCTGCGCGGCAGGGTGGCAGCATGGAAGCATCACCACAAAGCAGGCAAACTGGCCATGTGGCTTTCCAAAGATGGCTGCGACCTCAACACCCCGACCGGCTACCTCAAAGTGGTCGAGCAGGTCAGGATGCTGAAAGACAGACCAAGCGTGATCGTGGTCGACACCCTGCATCGATTCCTGTCAGGCGATGAAAACAGCGCACAAGATGCCAAGACTATGCTGGACGCATGCAACGCACTCATGCAGGAATTCAACTGCTCGGTGATCTTGGTGCACCACACAGGCGTGGCCGAGGAAGCCCAGCATCGCGCGCGCGGCTCAAGCGCATGGCGAGGTGCTCTGGACATCGAGATCAGCATCGTGCCAGGCAAAGAAGGCGTGCCAATGCAGATCGTGCAGCGCAAGTCCAAAGACGCAGAACTGGCCGAGACCATCCACGTTGAGTTGCAACAAGTGGCCATCCCTGGCTGGCGCGATGAAGACAACCAGCAGGTCACAAGCGCTGTGATTGTCCAAGCTGAAGCACCAACAGCCCCGAAAAAAGAGTCGAAACTGGACGCGCACCGCAAAACATTCGAGAACGCATGGTGGGGAACAGGCGCTGAAATACGCGAGGGTTTACCCTACATAAGCAGATCGGCACTCAAAGACAAGCTGGCAGCTGATGGCAGAAAACCACGCACGATCGAGAACGATCTGAGCGCAGCCTACCCAGAAAAACTAATCGGTGCACTCATCCTGTCCGAGATCATCAGCCCACTTGAACACGGCTGGTTGGTGATCGATGATGTGCAAGCCAGTGCCATGATGATGCGAAAAGGTGGCCAAGAATGAATTCCCCTAGCCCCCTGAATCCCCCTAGGGGGCAAATCAGGGTTAGGGGGCAAAACGCTCGAAAAGCCCCCTCCCCTCCCCTCACACCCTTTAGGGTGAGGGGGACAGGGGGGCATCGATGCAGCAGATTTTGAAGGTGAAGTTATCCACAGAAAGGTGAGCAAGTACTAACATGAACAACAAACGTGAAACCCCAAACTTTGTAAGCTGGCAACATGACACGCTGGCTAAGTTTGCAACCGAGGTCTACATCAGACTTCAAGATGAGCAGGCCGCAAACGAGCAACTCAGGATGGATTTAAAAGATGCAATGAAACTGGCGCGAATCGAAAACATGAAGGACAATACACAATGACCACAAAAACCCACGATTCAAAAACCAAGATCGAACACGTGTCGATCGACAAACTCATCCCATACGCTCGAAACAGCCGGACGCACTCGGATGCACAAGTGGCCCAGATCGCAGCATCCATCAAAGAATTCGGATTCACCAATCCGGTGCTGGTTGATGGTGATGGTGGAATCATTGCCGGCCACGGTCGAGTTATGGCGGCAAAGAGCATGAAGCTGGACACAGTCCCATGCATCAGACTCGATCACCTGACAGAAGCACAAAAGAAAGCCTACGTCATCGCTGACAACAAGCTGGCGCTGAACGCTGGATGGAACGATCAAATGCTTGGACTTGAACTGGCAGACCTGCAAGGCCTTGGCTTTGATCTGGAGCTCACAGGATTCAGCAAAGATGAGCTTGCCTCACTCATGGCGCCAGAGCCGACTGATGGACACACTGACGAAGACGAAGTCCCAAGCATCCCAGAGCAACCCAAAAGCCAGCGCGGTGATGTCTGGCTGCTGGGCGAACACCGACTCATGTGCGGTGACAGCACGCAGGCCGATGATCTGGCCAAGCTCATGGATGGCGACAAAGCCGATCTTGTCTGGACCGATCCACCTTACAACGTGGCGGTCGATGGCAAAGCAGGCAAGATCATGAATGACGACATGAGCAAGTCAGAATTCAGAAAGTTTTTGCAAGCGGTCTATGCCAGGTACTTCGAGAACATGCGCGAAGGCGCAGTGATTTACGTTGCTCACGGTGAATCCGAACGCGCAGCATTCTCAGACTGCCTGGTCGAAGCAGGCCTGAAACTCTCCGAAGTCCTGATCTGGGTGAAACAAAGCGGAACGCTCTCGCGCCAAGACTTCAACTGGAAACACGAGCCAATCCTGTACGGATGGAAGGAAGGAAAAGGCCATCACTTCTGCGGTGACTTCACCCTGACAACGGTGATCGATGATGATCTGGACATCGACAAGATGAAAAAAGACGAGCTGGTGGCCATGCTCAAGCAGATCAAAGAGCAAATGCCAACGACCATCGTGCGCCACGACAGGCCAACCAAGAGCGATCTGCACCCAACCATGAAGCCAGTCAGCCTAGTTCAGCGTATGGTGGAATGGTCAAGCATGGATGGTTGGATCGTCCTCGACCTGTTCGGTGGCAGCGGAAGCACGCTGATCGCATGCCAAAAAGCAAACCGAAAAGCACGCCTGATGGAGCTGGACCCGAAGTTTGTCGATGTGATCGTCAAGCGATGGCAGGATTTCACAGGCAAAATCGCAACACACGCAGAAACCGGAAAACCTTTCGCGGAGGTAAAAAATGGCAACGAAAACTGAAAAATCGGTCTTAAAAAAGGCCGGACCAAATGGCGGTGCTCGACCAGGCGCTGGAAGACCAGCATTCGAGCCGACCGATGCCGAGCGCAAACAGGTCGAAGCACTCAGTGGATACGGCCTGCCGATCGAACAGATCGCAGTGCTGGTGCGCGATGGAATCGACACCGACACCCTGCGCAAGCACTTCGCAACCGAGCTGCTGTCAGGAAAAGCAAAGGCCAATGGACAGGTAGGGAAAACCCTATTCCAGAAGGTCATGGCAGGCGACACGACCGCAGCCATCTGGTGGAGCAAGACGCAAATGCGCTGGGCCGAAACCCAAAAGCATGAGCTGACTGGTGCAGACGGTGCACCTCTGGAGTTTGCCAAGATCGAGCGAGTGATCGTCAAGAATGGGTAAAGTCCTGCAACTCCAAACCCCTGAGTGGGCAGTGCCACTGCTGGAGCCAAGCCGCTACAAAGGCGCTTGGGGTGGCCGAGGCTCTGGCAAGTCCCACATGTTTGCCGAGCTGATGATCGAGGCCCACATCATGGACCAGAAGCGCAGAAGCGTCTGCGTGCGTGAAATCCAGAAGTCGCTCAACCAGTCGGTCAAGCGCCTGCTCGAAACCAAGATCGAGCAAATGAACGCTGGCGCATACTTCGAGGTGCAAGAAGCCGTGATCAAGTCGCGCAAAGGCGATGGCATGATCATCTTCCAAGGCATGCAAAACCACACAGCCGACTCGATCAAGTCGCTTGAAGGTTATGACTGCGCTTGGGTGGAGGAGGCTCAAAGCCTGAGCCAGACCAGCCTCGACCTGCTGCGGCCAACCATCCGCAAGCCAGACTCCGAGCTGTGGTTTACATGGAATCCGCGCCAGCAGAACGACCCTGTCGACTTCCTGTTGCGCGGTCCGACACCACCAAAGGATGCGCTAGTCCTGAAGGTCAACTTCACCGATAACCCTTGGTTTCCACAAGTTCTGCGCGATGAAATGGAGTACGACAAGAGGCGCGACCCAGACAAATACCAGCATGTCTGGATGGGAAGCTACCTCACAAACAGCAATACCAGGGTATTCAAGAACTGGCGCGTCGAGGACTTCGAGGCACCGCCAGACGCAATCCATAGGCTCGGTGCTGACTGGGGTTTCGCAGTCGACCCGACCACGCTGGTGCGCTGCCACATCATTGGCCGCACGCTTTACATCGACTACGAGGCCTACATGGTCGGCTGCGAGATCGTCAACACACCCGAGCTGTTTATGCAGGTGCCCGAGGCAGAAAAGTGGCCCATCGTGGCCGACTCAGCCAGGCCGGAGACTATCAGCCACATGAAAAAGAATGGCTTTCCAAAGATCATGACAGCGGTCAAAGGTCCGAAGTCGGTCGAGGAAGGCATCGAGTTCCTGAAGAACTACGACATCGTGGTGCACCCTCGGTGCATTCACACCATTGACGAGCTGACGCTGTACAGTTACAAGCAAGACCCACTGACCGGCAAAATCTTGCCGGTGCTCGAAGACAAGAAAAACCACGTGATCGATGCCCTGCGTTACGCCTGCGAAGGTGTGAGACGATCGGCCATCACGAAGCCTGCAACATTCACTCCATTGCCAAATGTAAAGAAATGGTGAGAAAATCACACAAAATGAGGATATAACATGGCCCGACTCTCAAACGATCAACGCCTTGCGAACCTGCACGACGAAGCCCTCGCGCAATTCGATGATGTGCAAAGCGCACTGCGCGACGAGCGCTTGCAATGCCTGCAAGACAGACGCTTCTACTCCCTAGCAGGCAGCCAGTGGGAAGGCCCACTCTGGGACCAGTACGAGAACAAACCCAAGTTCGAGGTCAATAAGATCATGTTGGCCGTAATCCGAGTGGTCAATGAATACCGAAACAACCGTATCACGGTGGACTTTGTGTCCAAAGATGGCGCTGAGAACGACAAGCTAGCCGAGGTCTGTGATGGCCTCTACCGAGCCGACGAGCAGGCATCGGTGGCCGATGAAGCCTACGACAACGCCTTCGAAGAAGCGGTCGGTGGCGGTATCGGTGCATGGCGCTTGCGCACAGTCTACGAAGATGAGGAAGACTCAGATGACGACCGCCAACGCATTCGCATTGAGCCAATCTTTGACGCTGACAGCTCGGTGTTCTTTGACCTTGGTGCCAAGCGCCAAGACAAGAGCGATGCCAAGTTCTGCTTTGTTGTCACATCAATGACGCGCCAGGCATACAAAGAGATTTGGGGTGATGACCCGACCGACTGGCCAAAAATCATTCACCAGTACGAATTCGACTGGTGCACACCCGATGTTGTCTATGTGGCCGAGTACTACAAGGTCGAGGAAAAGACTGAGACCATCCGCATCTTCCAAACTATCACAGGCGAGGAAGAACGCTACACAAAAGTCGACTTTGACAATGATGAAATGCTTGAGGAAACTCTGGCAGCCGTTGGCACAGTCGAAGTGCGCCAGCGCAAGATCAAGACCAAGCGCGTGCACAAGTACATCATGTCGGGTGGCAAGGTGCTCGAAGACGCAGGCTATATCGCAGGCAAGTGCATCCCGATCGTGGTCGTCTACGGCAAACGCTGGTTTGTCGACAACGTCGAGCGATGCATGGGCCATGTGCGCTTGGCCAAGGATGCCCAGCGCCTCAAGAACATGCAGCTGTCCAAGCTGGGTGAGATCAGCGCCTTGTCGTCTGTCGAGAAGCCCATCCTCACGCCTGAGCAGGTCGCTGGCCACCAAGTCATGTGGGCCGAGGACAACCTCAAGGACTATCCGTACCTGCTGATCAACCCGATCACAGACCAGAACGGCAACCAGGCAGTCAGCGGCCCTGTGGCCTACACCCGCAGTGCAGCCATCCCACCGGCAATGGCCGCACTCTTGCAGATCACCGAAACCGACATGCAGGACATCTTGGGCAATCCATCTGGTGCTGACAAGATGGTCAGCAACATCTCAGGAAAGGCCGTTGAGATGATTCAGGCCCGAGTCGATGGCCAAGCCTTCATCTACATGAGCAACTTTGCCAAGGGCATGAAGCGATGTGGTGAAATCTGGTTGTCGATGGCCAAGGACATCTACATCGAAGACAAGCGCAAGATGAAGACCATCGCGCCAACTGGCGAGGCTGGCATGGTCGAGTTGATGCAACCAAACATCGATCAGGAAACTGGCGAAGTGGTCATGGCCAACGACCTGACCAGCGCCACATTCGATGTGATCGCAGACGTTGGACCATCGAGCAGCACCAAGCGCCAAGCAACTGTTCGCGCTCTGACCGGCATGCTCCAGATCACCCAAGACCCAGAGACAGCCCAAGTGATCACGGCAATGGCCATGATGAATATGGAAGGCGAAGGCATCAGCGATGCCAATGCCTACTTCCGCAAGAAGCTCCTGCGCATGGGCGTGGTCAAGCCAACCGACATGGAAGCCGAAGAACTCATGGCCGAGATGCAGGGCAAGCCGCAAGACCCGAATGCCATGTATCTGCAAGCCGCAGCCGAGAATGAAACTGCCAAGGCAGCCAAAGCCCGAGCCGATACCGTCGAAACCGTGGCCAGCGCAGAACTCAAACGCGCTCAAACACTGGAGACGCTGGGCAAGGTTGACGAGACTGCGCAGAACATGGCGCTCACAAATGCAGAGGCAGTTCAAGAAATTTTGCAAGGCCAGATCATTCAACCAGTTGTAAGATGAATGAAAAAGCGCGAGAATGTGATAAACGGCATCCACCCAGCCGTTCTAATGGGTGAGTTTGATGGGGTCAGAAGATGAACACAAAGGCAGTATCAGGAGAAGAAAACCAAGACGATGACACTATCGTCATTGAGGACGAAGGCCAAAGCACTGAGCAAACCACCGATGAGCACAAATCCATCGATGACCAGGGCGAAGACCAGAGCACCGAAGATGGCGAAGGCGACAGCGACGAGGTGATCGTATCCATTGGTGAGGAAGCGCCACCTCCCGAAGAACAGACTCATGCGCCTGAATGGGTACGCGAGCTGCGTAAGACGAACAGAGAATTGCAACGGCAAAACCGTGAACTGCAAGGCAAGCTGCAAAGCACCGCACAGACTGAGACCAAGCCGGTCGTGCTAGGCAAGAAGCCAAGCCTTGAAGAACATGACTATGACGCTGACAAATTCGAGGCAGCACTGGCCAATTGGTTTGAGCGCAAGCGACAAGCCGATGAAGCCCAAGCCAAGCAAGAAGCTGAAGTTATGAATCAGCAAAAAGCATGGCAAGCCAAACTGGATGGCTACGGCAAGGCGAAAGCCGAGCTGAGAGTCAAAGATTTTGAAGACGCTGAGGCCGTGGCCCAAGAGTTGTTCAACATCACCCAGCAAGGCGTGGTGCTCCAAGGTGCAGATAATCCTGCGCTCGTCATCTACGCGCTCGGCAA